GTTTTGGTAATTTAGAATTAATAGTTCGATTAATGTGACGTACTGCATCCGTTTCTTCTTGTGTTGATTGTGGATAATTTGTTTCAATAAAATCAGTAATCAATTTGTTTTGATATTCAACATCTCGAACATTTCCAATTGTTATATTGTTATTTTGTCCTGTGACATTTGAATTGTTTATACGCTGAATTGATATGTCTTGTACTTTGTATTTTTTTCGAACAGTAGTTATAAACTTTTTCATATCCGCTGCCGCAGTGTCATCAAATTTAATTCGTACTCTTGGTTTTGCAGGTACTCGCGGTGGCTGTTTAGTAATACTCGTTCCTTTAACTTCAAATGTAACATAACCATAATCATTTTCAATTTGAACGAACTCTGCTTGGCAAGATTCTACATCCCATACAAGTATTCCATGATCTAACGCTTCTCCATGATTTTGTTGTATAAGTGAACCAGGATATGCAATAGTTTTCGTTTCATTCAAGAACTGTGCTGGTTTATGAATATCGCCTAGTAGTGTCATATCATGACCACTAAATATATCTGTTGTAACATGTTCATTTGAAATTTCATAACCAATATCTGTTTTAGCAGAATGCACAGCACCATGATGCAAAGCAATTTTTCGATATGTAGATGGTATATCAGTTCCTTTTATGTATTTTGCTGGCTCTACATCTACTGCCATATGATTCCATGTTATACCAGCAAATTCAAATAATCCATTATCTTTTACAAAATGTATATTAGGATTATTAATCATATCTAATATCGGAGACAATGCATCTTCCCGATACAAGTTATTTAAATTCATATCGTGGTTACCTAATATAACTACAGTAGGAATGTCGAACCCGTTAAAGAATTCAGAAAGCATCCGGATAAGTTCCGGTGACATTTCTAATTTACTATGAACTATATCACCTGTTACAACTGCGATGCTATTACCAGTACTGGTTCTTGCAATGTAATCAAACATATTCTTAAATACTTCACGATATTCACGATGTCTTTTAAGTGTTCTAATATGTACGTCTGATATGTGATAAATTTTGTCTGCACGTTCTATTCCGCAATCTATTTGTTTTATGACCATACTAGTCCCATTTTGTATTTCATTAATGATTCGTATGTTAACACATCCGTATCTGCTATTAATTTTGTTATTCGTTCGAACCCTAATTCAGATGGGTCTTTGTCTTGTAATTCTACGAAATATACATTTAAACCTTCTGACATAAATCTACTAGCAATTTCTATTGCTCGATTCATTGCATCTCGATCTAAACATATATACACATTTTTTACATGTTCTTCTATAATTTTTCTTTGAAGCTTTGTTTGTATAACTTTTCCAAATAATGGAATTGCATTGCGTTTAATTGCAATTGCATCAAAAGCTCCTTCGCATAATACAATTGGCTCTTGCCAATTTATCATCATTCCAAAGCCAATAATATCTTTTGATACATCAGGATTTTTATGTTTTTGTTTGTCTGCTTCATAAAATGCTCGACTAACAAAATAATTTAAATGTCCATCTAATCCGTAGCTAGGTATAATAATTTTACCTGAATATTGTCCCGATTCACAATAACCAATTCTGTAACGAAGAATGTCAAAAACCGAAACTCCTCTTTTCTTTAAATAATATATTGCATTTCGATAATCTGGAGTATTTTTTGTTATCCATAATGGTTTATATTCTTGTGGTAATTCAGCTGACCGGTCTTCTTTTTCTGTTTCTTGATTAGTTCGATATCGAGTTCTTTCAATTATTCTATTTAACTGATCAAAACGTTCTTTAGGTAGATTTAATTGTTTAAATAAACTTGCAATAGTTCGTCCTTTTTTATCTGATATCCAACAATGCCATGGATTTTGTCCTTCTGAAGTTGTGTTTAAATTAATTTCTAATTTAGGTTTATAATGTGAAGTAAACGGCGAAAAGAATGCTACGTTATTACCTGAGGTAGATTTACCTTTACCTAGTATAGACTCCAACAGTTGTAATAACTTGATATTATTCATATTAATATAATAAATAAAAATCTGGAGTATTCAAAGAAATTTCAGTGCGTCCTGGATATAATAATATTAATTAATTATTAGTTAGACACAAACATTTCCATTAATGGTCTAACGATCATTAATCATTTATAAAAAATAATTAATAATCATTTAATTAAATGCTAATTGAAAATAATAATTATTTTTCACAATTCCAACCTATTCGAAAAACTTTTTTGGATTTATTGGTTCTTCGCCTTCCTTTAAACACTCGGATAACCATTCTGCAGGTATCTCTTTTTTTGCAACGTGAGTGATACCTAATTTATTTGCATACATTTCATATGTAGTTTTACTGGCTTTTGATATGCGTTGATTTGGATTCTGAAATACCATTCTGATATCAATACCAGGATTACATGTTAAAACGTGTTTCATCTTTTTTCTGTCTGCAACCGTCCAACGCCCCTTTGTTTCAATATACATGATTTCACCTGTCTTTTTAGTGAATATAAAATCAGGTGTATATTTATGTTTTGACTCTGGCACTACGTAATGCAATGTTTCAGTTTCATAATTTACAGGATATTTTGCTTCTGCAATCTGTTCAGATACTGTTAATTCCAAACCAGATTTATATCCGTATTTATAAGCAGCTTGACGTTGCTTGCTTGTTGAATTCCAATGATTTCTTCTCATAACTTATTTTTAAAAATTAAATATTCGCATCAACGACAAAACTCGCTTTTTTGCCGGATTTATCCCAATAATATAAATACCATGTTTTACCATAATATAATCTACATGGTAATGTGTATTCACTAGATCTCGATGCCCAATTCCAATAAGCTGCCCATCTTGTCGGATGTATTATTGCATTTTCATCGCATTGAGCTTTTAATATTAAATAATTTTGAATTAATTTTCTATAATATTGGTCGGTAACATTTTTCAATTGACCTAAATCGCTAGCATATTGCCAATCAAAATCTTGTTTGTAATTATCTTTAGTATATATTCCTTCTTTTTCAAGTGGCTGGATCCAATTTTTATAATATGAATCTCGTAACGGGCGTATTGTTCCTCGAAGCCACGGGCCTAATTTTTCTTTAAGTGCTGCTTCTTCATCATCATTCGCTGCTTTATAATCTATCCAATTACTCTTATCACGAATAAATAACTCCATCATGAAAAATATCTCTTCAATTTGCGGAACTGATTTAGCGAACCATTCATTAGAATTTATAGTAGCAGGTTTAATAAAATTTGGCCAGTTTTTTGTTTGAAGTGTAAAGAAAGAACGAAATACGTTATCTACATTAGATATAGCACTATCCAACTTAACAACTTTTCCAGCTAAATCTGTTGATTTAGCAGTTCCAACTTTAGTATCATATTCATCGTTACTGATCATTTCATTAGTAATATATCCAGCCCAGCTGTTATAGTAAATACATGAATACGGAATATTATATACATTTCTTGTTTCTTTTGTCCAACAAATAGTTAATCTAACTTTAATTTTTCCTCCGACATCGATAAAGTTAAGATATGAGTTAGTCGATTCCCATCGTTGTATAGCAACTGGCATCTTCTCATTATCATATGAATATTTTCCATATTTAATTTGAATCATATTATCTGTTTTAATTTTATCAATTACATTAGATTTAATTGCAGGAATATTTTGGAGTATCGGTAATAATTTATATAAAATATTTGACTGTTTTAATTCATCTTCTTTTTTTTTTTTTTTTTTTTTGCGATCTTGATCTCTTTTTATTACCCGTTCTTTATCTCGTTTCTCTTTCTCATCGTTTTTAGGTTCATCAATTGGCTTTCCTTCATCTCCTACCCAAACCTGTTCAGACAATAATTTTGCTAATTTTACTCGCTGTTTTTTAGTTAAATTTTTAGCTTCTGTTTTCAATAAACCTTCGGCAAGTTTTAATGCCATATTTCGTTTACTAATATGAGCTTCATTAACATTACCAGAAATTTGTTTTTCAATTGAACATAATTCTGATAATTTAATTTGATTTCCTCCGACATAGTTACCAAACTTTGAATTAACATTTTGTCCTAAATTAAATTCATCTGGATTTACAAAATATATTGCTAATCTCGTACCATCCCCCCATACTCCATCTGCATTTCCACTAGCATCAACACTATTATTAAATTGTTCTGCTATAGTTCTCCAATTATCTCCTTTATTTTGTAACTCTCTCCATTGTTTTGCATATCTAGAAATTTTATATCTTAAAAGTTTCTGCATACGTTTTATCTGATCACTACCTTCGGGAGTCATTTCTTTACTAATAACGCCATTACCAATACCAGCAACTCCATATTGATCAGCTTGATCCCAAATACATGCATCTAATCCGGTATCTAACTTAACTTTCCGTCCTAATGAATTTAACCAATATATAGTATCTCCAACCGCGACATCACTTGGTGTATATGTCCATCCAATTGCATTTTTAAGTTGATTAAAATTAGTTCTAGAAACAACTACACTGCCACGGGATAATTTTCCAAAACCTGGATTAAAATTAGTTTGTTTTGCCCATTCATTGAAATTTTTATTAAAGTATGTCTTTGGAATTCCTATTACATTGAAAAACCATTTTTTACGTTTAGCTTTTATATTAGTATCAGCATTTCCATCATCTGTTGAATTATCTTTCTTCTTATTTTTTTTATCACTAGTAGCAGTAACTGTTACATCATCTAAATCTAATGATGCATCATCTTGTTCATTAACAGATTCTTTCTTTCTAGGTTCTCCTATTATCCAAACATAATTGCTTTTAATAGAATCACCGTCTTGTTGTATACTTTCTAATGCCGCTATAATAGCACGAACACGATCAAATTCACTTGTACCTCCGCTACTACGAGATCCTAATGGAGATCTAGTTTCGAATTTAAATTTTTTAGAATTATTATATATTT